TCATGCTCATAGCCCGTCAGAACGGACAAGTCCATCGCATTCAGCACATAGGACACGGTGGGCTTGCAGTATTCCGCAAGGCGCATGGCTGTAAATTCCTTCATCTGGTATGGGTTGGTGAAGGAGGAACAGTCCAGGGTTGTAATGCGGATTTCTTTGGAATAGGTGTAATCCTCAAGGTAAGGTTTGCCGCCGTTGATATCGGCAAAGGTCAGCCCATCCGCGCCCACGGCATACAACCTGGTAACCAGAGAGCGGGTATCCACGATACGCTCGATGCTTTTCATGTTCTTCTTATAAGCGAACAGCGCACCGCTGTCCTTGCCGTTGACCGTCAGCAGATGCACCAGTCGGTTGGGGCAATCGAAAACAAGGTCGCCGCCGTGGAGATTGGCAATGCTACGAAGAATGGAAAGAGCGTTCTTTTCAGTGGAAGTCCATGTACGCTTGGTGGTCACATTGACCGTGCCGACACTCCATTCGGTGTCTGCCAGAGCGTAAGCCATAGCAACATCGGCGGTCTCGGCATCAAACTTCTTTTCTTCCTTACGGACGGAGAAGGTCAGGTCATAGAACTCTGCTTCGGCATATACCTGGGTAATGGTGCTGCCGGTGCTGTCCTTCACATCCGTGATGGTGCGGATTTTATATACATCATCAACAATCTGGATTTTCTTCTCGTTATCGATGTACTTTCGCTTGCTGTCACGGTACGGAATGCTGAAAGTCAGCGTGTCCTCGCCGTTAATTTCACCCGTAACGATGATGTCGTAAGCATTTTCCAGAATAGCTTCCCATGCACCATTGCTGTCCAGAACCACTGGCCTGGCATAGCCGATCTTCTCATAGGGAGCCTTGGGAATGTCATACAGGCGGATATCTACCAGTTTTGGTGTCTTGGAGGTATCTGAAGTGGTGAGCGTAACCTTGAAACGGATGTAGTTTCTGTTGGGAGATTGCAGCTTACCGTCCGAGCCGACCACGATCCAGTCACTCCAGTCGGTGAGGTCATCACTGGTGGAAGTCTCCACGGATGCAATGGCGGTAACTCCCGCTGTGTACTCACTGGTAACGGACACCTTGCCCGTGCCGGAAAGATTGCAGGTGGCAGCTTTCGTATAAATGACACCGCTTTCCGGGTAGACACCATCGGTGGCTTTCAGCGTGACAACGTTTGTATCGGTAAGAGCATCTACATCAGAAGAACTGTCCGCACCGTTGCAGAGGACGGTTGCCTTGAAATAATCTGCCAGGTCGTCTGCGGTCAGTGCAGAATCGCAATCCAGAAACCAGTCATCAAAGCCACCTGCGTAGTAATAGGTGTCGGCGTGCATACCAATAACCAAATCGGCAACGCAGGAGCGGTTCAGTTCACCAGTGAATGTCAGCACATCGGACTTCCAAACTTCACCTGTGGAGCGGTCACCCACAACATAAGTGAAATGCTTACTTGTTGGCTCAATGACCCCGGCAATAAAATACCAACCACCGTTGACCAGAGAGAAGGACGGGGTCACGGTCTTATCCAATATCAGTGAACCAGACGAGTTATACAGCATAATTCTGGGCTTACCGGAATACAGAGACAGATATAAAATCGGTTGTCCTGGACCGTATCTGGTGTTGAAGATTGGGCAGAATGTGTTGCCCACCGAGTAAGTGGTGGGGTTCATCCAACCGCCCACGATGATGCGTTCACCAAGGTTTGCAAAGATGCTGCCGTCATTGGTGACCTGTAGGTGGGTCTTTTCTGTAGTCGGATTATTGATATTAAAACGAATCTGGCGACCTTTGGGACTTTTGGAGAGGTTTGCCGTAGTGCCAGACCAATTCACAACAGTAAAATTGCGTCCATAGCTAGAAGAATCAGCAAGTGCCGTATCCTCATTCGGTGCAGACTCATTAAAGCGCCACAAGCCGGAGGCGGCATACTCTGCCGGGAACTCACCCGTGAAATCCGTCTGTTTATTCAGAATTGTTTTCAGAGACATACCGTCACCTCCATCTACTCTTTGCTTGAATCTGTAGTTCGGTCAGCGTGGCATTGCTCACTTCCACAGTGACTGTGTTATCACCGACAGCCAGTGTCGGAAAGTTTAGTTCCTGCAAATATGGCAGTCCATTGCGGAGTGTTTCTCCGTTTTCATCCACCACATAGGCAGTCATCCTGTCGGTGTCCACCACAAGGGTCTCTCCCTCGGAAAGAGTGGCATTCACGATTTTCATTTCTGTGCCGTTTGTAGTAACGCTGATGTAATTGCTTGCCCCGGCAGTCAGCACACCTTTGATGCGGTAGATCGGCAAGGACTCTATATTTCCGATGGCGCGGGTCACGGTATGGGTGCCTTCCTCGGCAATGGAAAAGGTCTCATCCGTCAGTGCGTAGCCAAAGGGGTCTGGGCAGAAAAACTTCAGTTCAAAGCTGCCTGCCGAGCGGACGAGTCTTTCGCAGTCCACTGCATCATTCAGTCGTGCCATAAAATATCTGTCCGGGACATCATCGAACACAAGCTGATGAAGCCCCTGGGTAGGGTCGAGCCAGGCGGCAATACTGTCCAAAGCGGAAACCAGTGCCGTGAAGTTGTGCTTGGGATAGATGCTGCAATTGGCTGTGATCTCTCTGTAATCGAAGTCAGCGCCGAAGTCTGCAACACCATATTTTCCCGGCACGGTAGTGGTAAAGTTGCGAAGTTTACCACACACCTGCCAGGAGGTCAGACGGGCTTTGACGCCCATACTGGCCGATGTAATATCGTTATAGGTAAAACCCATAGGTCAAAGCCCTCCTTTATGCTGTAGTGAAGTGACCCTGTGCGCGAGAGCCACTCTGAATGAGGTTATAGAGTTCCTGGGAAATCTTGCGGATATCCTCCTCGCTGCGGACAACCATCTGCTGAATAGTAATGAGCGCACCATAGCCCATGCCGCCGATGCCGGAAGCGGTATCGTTGCGGTTGACCGTGCCGTTGACAGTGAAGTCGGTCGGCAGCGCGGTGGTCATATCATCAGCCAAACTGTGCATCACATCGTTGATTTCGGAACTCATGCCTTCTGCGGCGGCAACGGCATCTTTACCGTTGGCATTGATAGCCCCTGCCAGACCTTCCACCAACATCTCACCAACCCAGCCCATTTCCTTGGACGGGGATGCGATACCGAAGAAGTCGCAGATACCATCCCAGATGGAGGAAATCCACCCGGATACCTTGTTCCAGAGCCAGGAAGCCAGGGACTGGATACCTTGCCACAAGCCACGGACAAGGTTGCCACCGACCTCGGCAAGCTGCGATACACCCTTACCGAAGGCAGAGACCAGGCCCGCAAGGATCTGCGGTACAGCCTTTACGATCTCAATGATGATGGTCGGCAGATTGGCAATAAGGGATATGAACAGTTCCACACCTGCCTGCACGATCTGGGGAATGCTATTTATAAGTGCATTGACCACAGAACCGATGATTTCCGGGATAGCTGCCACAATGGTGGTGATAATCTCCGGCAGAGCCTGCACCAAAGAAATCAGCAGGTCGATACCCGCCTGGATGATAAGCGGAATGCTGTCCAAAACAGCGGTGATGATACCGTCAATGATCTGCGGGATAGCTTCCACCACGGCAACGATAATGTCCGGCAGAGCTGCCACTAAAGAGGTCAGAAGCTGAATGCCCGCTTCGATGATTTGGGGAATTGCGCCGAGAATAAACTCGACAATTGCTGTAATAATGGAAGGCAGTGCTTCAATCAGTGTAGGAATTGCGGCAAGCAAACCCTCTGCCAGTCCCATAATCAGTTGCAGGGCGGCATCGAGGATCATAGGCAGATTGGAAATCAGCCCCTCCACGATGGTGATGATTGCCTGCACTGCGGCGGGGATAAGCTGCGGAAGTGCCGAGCCGATACCCTCTACCAGAGAAACGATGATCTGAACGGCGGCATCCACCAGAAGCGGAAGGTTCTCGATCAGCGTGTTCACAATGGTCATCACCGCTTCAATGACTGCCGGGACCAGTTGTGGTATCATCGTCAGCAGCGTAGTTAGTACCTGGGAGAACAGATCGACCACGGTGTCCAGTAAGGTCGGAAGCAGATCACCCACAGTCGCAAGCAGTGCATTCAGCGCCGTTGGCAATGCCGAGATAATGTTCTCAATGACCGGGGTAATATTGGTCAGCACATCCTGGAATGCATCCACCACATTGTTGCAAAGCTGCTCAATGTCAGCATCCGCATTACCGAATCCCACGATAAGGTTATCGATAGCCGCCTTCATGGCGTTCATGGAGCCTTCGATGGTATGTTCCGCTTCCGCAGCGGTAGCACCGGCGACGCCCATGCTCTCCTGAATGACGTGGATCGCTTCAACCACATCAGCGTAGGAACTGATGTCGTACTCAATGCCGGAAATCGCCTGGGCATCAGCAAGCAGCCGCTCCATTTCAGTCTTGGTGCCGCCGTAGCCGAGTTTCAGGTTATCGAGCATCGTGTAGTTCTGCTTGGCAAAGCCCTGGTATGCGTTTTGGATGAGTCCGATGTCTGTACCCATCTTATTGGCGTTATCCGCCATGTCGGTGATCGCCATATCCGCATACTTGACTGCCGCCTCCGTATCACCGCCCAGAGAGGAAATCAGCGATGCAGAGAAGGATGTGACCGTGGACATATAGTCATTGGCCGACATACCCGCAGTTTTATATGCGTTATTGGCGTACTCCTGCAGGGATGCGGAGGAGTCTTTGAACAGGGTGTCAATACCACCGACAAGCTGTTCATACTCACCGTAGGCTTCCACCACAGCTTTGCCCAGGGACACAGCGGCGGCTGCGGCAGCAGTTACCACCGCACCCATCGCAATGCCCACCGTTTTCAGAGTGCCGCCTAATTTGGAAAATTTGCCCTCGGAGTCATCGGCGGCATCTCCGGCATCATCCAGTTCTTCTTCCAGATCGTCGGCGCTGTCGGCAACATCGTCCATTTCATGCTCGGCATCATCCAGAGCCGCATTGTTACGGTCGAGTTCCCGCTCCATGTCGTTCAGCGCAGCGGTGGCATTATTAAGCTGAATCTGCCACTGCTGCGTTCTGCGGTCATTTTCACCGAAGGACTCGGAGGCGTTGGCAAGTGCCTGGCGCAAGGTTTCGATTTTCTGTTTTTGGGCTTCGATTTCCTTGTTCAGCACCTGGTTCCGGGCAGTGAGGGCTTCCACGGAATTGTCGTTTTTGTCGAACTGCGACTGAACGACCTTCATTTCCGAGCCGAGGACTTTGAAGGACTGGTTGATTTCCGACAGAGCCTTCTTGAACTCCTTTTCGCCCTCAAGACCGATTTTTAAGCCAAAATCATCTGCCATCTATACCACCTCCTTCGTCAGATTCCGTCCGGGATAATGTCATCGATGAACAGTTCCCGCTTGGGCTTGGCAAGCCCGTTATATTGCTTGTGGCACTCCCAAAGGTCCAGGAGCAAACCAAACGGCATCAGCCACACCTCATCCTGCGACAGATGGAGGTGGGCGATGCCGTAATATAAAAGTCGAGTAAATAACTCTTCGTCACTTACTCGACCGCCGCGTTTTTTGGGTCAGACTCGCTTTCTACATTTCGCTTGGTGCCCTTATACAGAGCCTCGGTGATAGCCACCTTGTAGGTTGCCAGATCCACGGGAGTAGTGAGCAATTCCACCATCTCCTCGGTGAGCAGTTCCTTGGGGGCATCCTTATGCTTGAGGTTGTGAACCAGAATGGACTGGTTCGCCAGAAGCGTGATGAGCCACACGATCTCGCCAATGGCCATCTCGAAGTTCTCGGACTTCATCAGCTTATCGCCCAGGTTCTCCAAACCGCCGTAACGACCGGCGATGTCCTTGGTAGCCTTGGTTGTCAGAAGCAGCGTATACTCATCGCCGCCGATGTTGATATTTGCAGAGCGTTCAGTAGTCATAGGTCAGTCCTCCTTATTCAGCCGCAGCGGTGGTATAAGAAGGCTCGTACACTTCCTTATACCAGTTGGTGATGGTGTCAGCGGTTACAGCAGAATCACCCTCGGTGACCTCTGCCTTCCAGGGATGCTTGCCATTGCCATCCACCTTATTGCGGCGGAGAATGGTGCCCTCGATGGTAGGAGTGCTGAAGGTGATGCTGTCACCCTTGGTCGCAAGGTTCGTGGCGGGGATACCGAACTTCACACGGTACAGCCAGTAATACTTGTACTTGCCGTTGGACTTCTTTGCACGGAAGCCTACAGCCACAGGATCGCCGCCGTCCTCACTGGTAGAGACCACAACGCCATTCGCATCAATGGTCGCGCCGGTCAGGTCGGAAGCAACAGATGCACCGACATCGTCCACGCCCAAGGACAGAGTGCCGTTTTTGAACTCCTTTACGATTTCTGCCGCACCATCATCTGCGTAGAGCGTTGCCTCGGCCAGTTCCACGGAGAGATCGGCATTCATTGCCTTTGCCAGTTGCACCGGGGTCGCATAGGTTTCGTTGCCATTCTCGTCCTCGGTGATTTTGGCATAATACAGTTTATCAAGACCGATAGTAGCCATGATTTATTCCTCCATTTCATAGTGTTTGGCTACATCCACCGCATAGTGGTGATAGCCTGTTTCGGTTTCATAACCGATGTATCTGCGGTCGGTTATGGTAAAATCAGCGCCCAGAAGC